AAGCATCTGACGGAAAGGTCACGCTGGTGGCAATGGTTACCGGGCTGACAGATACAGATTCGGAGGAACGGATCGGCGAGTTCGACTTCCTTGGCGAGATAACCGGCATTAAGACGATTGAGTGTTCGATCGTTGGAAGCCTAAAGGATGGGCAGTTTGTAAAAGCAATTGATGAGTATCCAACTACCAGTGTGGATATTGAGAAAGTGGAGAAGCGTGAGTTTTCCCATATGCTTGCATCCCGTGTTTCGGAAAGCTTCTATATTGGCAAATATGCAGCCTATGATTGTGCCGCCTGGGTAAACGGGAACAAATTCTTCCAGAGGCATGCCTGTATTCTTGGTAATACCGGATCCGGTAAATCAGAGACGGTGGCAAAGATACTGGAAGAGACAGCGAAGCTGCCGGGAGCCAATCTTATTGTATTTGATATCCATGGGGAATACAGCCAGCTGTCTTATGCATCGAATATCCGGATCGGCGCGGACTTCCCGTTTCCTATATGGATGTTCGGTTTTAATGATATCGTCACCAACATACTGAAAATCCGGGAGGAATCTGCGACGACGGTGATGACCGCACTCCGGAAAGCATATTACCGGTTATGCCCCGGGGGGAAAGAAAATAAGCCGGTATATTTCGACTATGAAGCGCTGATATTGGCAATGCAGAGAATGGATGAGGAGTTAATACCGACAGGAGAATACTACAAAACCGGGGATAAGGCAGGAATGCCCAAAACCGCAAAAGGAGAGTACAACGGAAAACTGACCAGCACGGTAAACCTGCTCCGGGACCGGATGCTGGACAGCCGGTATGAGTTCCTTTTCTGCGATAAGCGGCAGAGTTATCTGTATGAGGTAATGGAGGCAATACTGGGAGCGGATAAACCGGTAAAGAATATCGACTTGTCTGATGTCCCGCATGATGTGGCATTGCCTGTCATTGGTGTCATTTCAAGACTGGTTTTTGATATTCAGCGCCAGCAGGATATGGATGGCCTGCGGCCGGTGACCATTGTTTGTGATGAAGCCCATGTATATATACCGGATAATTTCCAGCTGTCAGCCAGCCAGCGGAGGATGGTGGAAGTCTTTGAGGATATCGCGAAAGAAGGACGTAAGTTCGGAATGACGCTCTTCCCGGCGACGCAAAGACCGTCAGAGCTGAATAAAACAATCATTGCCCAGTGTGCAAATTTCATTGTATCAAAGCTGAATAATGAGAATGACAAGAGCCTGATCAAAGGAATGCTGCCGGACGGGGATGATAAGATCATTGATTCTGTAACAATGTTCAATCCGGGGGAAGTCCTGATCATTGGGGATGCGGTTCCGATTCCCCTAAAGATCAAAGTCGAGCTGGCGAAAGAGCGGCCGGTATCAAGAACAATTAATTTCTGGGATGTCTGGGGGCAGGAAAAGACTTATGACATGACAGAGTTGGTTGATAGATATCTGTAAAGAAAGGAGAGGATGCTTGTGATTACATTTGAGAACCTGAACAATGGTGAGCTGGCTGAAAAATTCCGGATGGCGCTCGCCCAGATCGGTTATAACATCATGGATCCGAATATGGATCCGGATGCATCCAGGGGCATGACCATCAACATTACATTCAAGCCAGCCGGGAGCGGTGTATTGACAGCTAAATGCGATGTCAAAACAAAACTGGCGGGATTCAGCAAATCAGCGACCACGCTCCTGATTGGCCAGGATATCCGCACTGGCAAGATTGAGATCAAGGAGCACGGCAGCAGAGAGTCAGCCACACAGATCAGTGGTGTAAGCTATTCCGTGCAGGCCGAGACGATCCCGCCGCAAAGGCCGGTGCAGCAGCCGGAAACGTTCGACCAGGAAACAGGGGAAATCTACGAGCCGCTACACAAGGGCCCGATTGATTTAAGAGCAGCAAGACAATAAAAGAGAAAAGGAGATTTGGAATTATGGAAGCAACAAAGGAAGCATTACAGTATGTAGCAGATTTGGCGGTTGATACACAGGAGATCAGAGTCAAGGAGATTTGTGGTAAGACCTACGCAATAGGAGGACTTACCAGATACGACAAAAGACCGAAAGCAGCGGCGATTACGGCAAGAAGTCTGACATCATTGGCGGATTACATCGGGGATTGCGGTACAGAGTTTCCCGGTGCCATGATCATACATATCACCGGTCCGACGACCGTGCGTCTCATGTCTACCCTGGATGTAGAACGGGAGCGCGAAGTACTGTTTGAGGTGAAAGCAGAAGTATCAGAATTCCAGTTTGACAAATGGTATGACCAGGAGCGGATGATGATCGAGCTGCAGTCCAGTTTCCAGAAGAACGATGATTTGGGGATCCTGTTAAAAGCCACAGGCAATATCAAGCAGAAAAACGACCAGTCCTATTCCGATGATGGCTGCACCCAGATCGCAACCATGACGGTGGGGGTAGCCACCCAGGAGAATGTCATCGTTCCAAATCCGGTCGAACTGATCCCGTACCGGACCTTCCAGGAAGTGGAGCAACCGGCCAGCAAATTTGTTTTCCGGATCGGTGACAAAGAAGTACCGGCATTTAAACTTGTTGAAGCCGAGAATGGTATTTGGAAGAACGAAGCGATTGCTAATATCAAGTCATATCTGGTTGAAGCACTTAGCAAAATGCCGGTTGTGTCGCGGAACAAGATTACCATAATCGGTTAATGTGTTTACCTCCATGGTTTGTTGTGTCACAACCAATAAAGCCATTGGTATTGCCGCCTCTGACTGTATGTTGGAGGCGGGATATATAAAGCGAAAGTGGGTGAGCTTAGAGCATGCCAAGACCCCAGAAGAATGGGCTGGATTACTTTCCGCTTGATGTTGATTTTCTTACTGATCCAAAGGTTAAGATCCTTAAAGCACGGTATGGATCTGGTGGCATTGCAGCATATGTTTATCTGCTTTGCGCTATTTACCGCGAGGGGTATTACATCCGGTGTGATGATGATTTCTTATATACAATGTCGGATGATTTGAAATTAGGTTTTGATATGGTGAAGCAGGTTTTAACATTCTTATTGGAACGGTCGCTGTTTAATAACATACTTTTTCAGTCGGACGCTGTTTTAACCTCTGCCGGAATACAGAAGCGTTTCCAATTAGCCGTCGCAGAACGTGCCAAGAAAACGCCAATAGAAGTAAAGGGTTTCTGGCTTTTAGAAGAAGCAGAGACGAAATCCTTTATTAAAGTGAACCCAATTTTAAATAGTTCCCCTAAAAAAGAAGATAGTTCCCGGAATAACTCACATAATTCCCCGGATTTATCCCTAAAGGAAAGTAAAGGAAAGAAAAGGAAAGTAGAGGAGAGTAAAGAAAATAAAGGGAGTTCCGTCACATACGTTCCGGATGAACGTCTGAACCAGGCAATCCTTGATTACATTGACTACCGCAAAAAGATTAAAAAACCAATGACGGAACGAGCGGTGGAATTGCTGATTCAAAAGCTTGGGGAGCTGTCCAGGGATCCGGATGAACAGATTGAAATCCTGAACCAGTCCATCGTGAACGGCTGGCAAGGTATATTCCCTTTGAAGGAAAATAACCAGAGACAGGGAAGTAGTAAGAGCAGTAAGAGTTATGATGACATGTTGCGAGAGTGGGCGGAGGCAGAAGATGAACAGGCAGGAGTTTTCGACGATAGCATCAATCCTTAAAAAGGCTTATGGTTCTGACCGGGTGATGCCGGATCAGGAAGCAATTGACGTTTGGTATGGATTTTTAAAGGACGTTGATTATAGTGTAATGAAGGTCGCTGTGTCCGAATATATAGCCACGAGCAAATTTCCACCGGCCATCTCTGAACTTCGGGAATTGACAGCCGGAATTACAAGTAAAAGGATTATGCCGTGGGACATGGCCTGGGGGACTGTCCTTACAGCCATCCGGTATTATGGTTATTACCGGGAAGCGGAAGCAATTGCCAGCATGGATGAAGTCACATCATCAATTGTGAAACGCATGGGGTATCCAAATATCTGCCTGAGCGAGAATATTGAAGTTGAGCGGGCCAATTTTCGGATGGCTTATGAGAATGAAGCCAAGAGCCGGAAACAGTCCAATATGCTCCCGGGAGCGGTGAAGAAGGAGAAGCAGCTGTTGACTGACCGTTTTGTGGGAGAGCTGGCAGCCAGACTGGAGTATAAGGAGAGGAGTGAGGATGGATGAATGAGGACACCAGGACGCAAGGGAAAATAACCCGCGAGATGATCTATTATTTTATTGTCCGGTACGTAAAGAAGCATGGATATTCACCAACCATTCGGGAAATAGGTGACGGTGTATATCTGAGTTCTTCCAGTTCGGTACATAATCATCTAAAGCGGATGTTTGATGAAGGGATTCTGGAAACAGATGATGAAAGTAGTCCAAGAGCGATTCGGGTTCCGGGATATGAGTTCCGGAAGATAGAGTGAGGTATGTTTATGGATGCAACAGAAATGAAAGATGAGGTAATACCGACGGTTCAAAATGATACCTGGTACCAGGGCCTCAACTTGGAGGAAACCAAAAACATCCTGCGAGCCAATGTCGTAACCGTAGCAAGAAGTGTTATCGCAATCGGGTATTACCTGAAGCATATCCGGGATAATGAGCTGTTTGTTCAGGATGGATATGCCACCTTGCCGGAGTTTGCCAGGGAAGAATTTGGTTTGAGCAAATCCACGATTTCCAGGTACATGGCGATCAATGACCGGTTCTCCAGGGGTGGAAACAGTCCGATTGCAGACGAGCGATATCAGGGGTTCGGAAAGAGCCAGCTGCAGGAGATGTTGTATCTTACTGATGAGCAGCTGGTACAGGTAGAACCGACTATGCAGGTAATGGACATCCGGGAGATGGGAAAGCAGTTGGAAGGTGGACAACTGCCGGGCCAGATGATGATAACAGATTTTCCACAGTATTTGCCGGAAGGGTATGGCCTTGAAGGAACCGACGAAACCGTATTACTGGAGATGTCGATTGATGATTTGCTCGGAGGTAGTATGCCTGAAGAGGTTAGTGCTCCGGCATTGGTCAGTACCACACCGGCCAGTTTTACTATGACGGTGGGTCAGCTAATGGGTGAGATACCGGAGGCTATTGCGATATCGCAACAGGCAGACCCAGAGGATTTTCCATGTGATACAATCGAGGATTTTCCGTGCGAAACAACGGACGATATTCTGCTAAAAAGAATCGCAGAACTGGAGGCGGAACGGGAGAAGCACAGATGGATCCCAGCAAAAGAGCGGCTGCCGGAGGCACCAGGAGTATACATCTGCTTTGTCAGAAGAAATGATCCACCCGTTCATGACGCCCAGTGGGAGCATCGCAGAGATATCATTGATTGTGGAGATCATTATTTTGAAACATGTACCAGGTGGTTTAGTGAAGTCCTTGGAGACAGGGCTATATGGTCTGGATATTGCGAGGAGGTGCTGGCCTGGATGAGACTGCCGGAGCCATACTCACCGGAAACGGTAGAAAATAACATGCAGACGGAATGTCCATATCTGGAAACTGACGAATTCGGAGATACAATCTGCCATAACGAAGATGAATGCCCGCAAGATTATGTCGCTGACTGCACGGTAGAGCCGGAAGGCGATTGTCCTGGGCTTTGTACGGAGTGTGATCATCAGTGGGATTGTGAAAATTCGGATAGGATGGATGGTTTTTTTTAGAAGGGAGCGCAATGTGACGGGCAAATTGAAATGGGACTGGAGGATTTATGAGCAAGAGCAGAGCAAACAAACAGAATCGTTTACGCAGCCAGATTAGGAAACAGAAAAACGATGTCTATAAATTCACACCGAAAAGGAACAAATAAGAAAGGTAATAATCCCGGGTAAAGGCTGGCCAGCCGTTAGGTAAACGTAGTGGATTATTTAGAGTTTTTAAAGACCAAAATAGAAATTGCAACCGAGAGTGGTTTTGAAGTGGATAGAAGTAAATTAAACCCAGCCCTAAAGCCTCATCAAAAGGATGCTGTGGCCTGGGCTATTCAAGGCGGCAGACGAGCTCTGTTTGAATCATTTGGTTTAGGAAAGACAGTACAGGAAGTAGAGTTTTGCTATCAAATAATAGCTAAAAAAGGCGGCAAGGCATTGATTGTCTGCCCGCTGGGAGTAAAGCAGGAATTCATCCGGGACACGGTAGAAATCTTAGGATATTCGGCTCCGGTATATGTCCGAAACATGGAAGAAGTGTATATGGCAGCATCTGATATCCTTATCACCAACTATGAGCGTGTCAGAGATGGAGACATCCGGCCGGATTACTTTACGGCAACATCCTTGGATGAAGCGTCAGTCCTCCGGAGCTTTGGCAGCAAGACATATCAGACCTTCCTGGATAAATTTAAGCGTGTGCCTTATAAACTTGTGGCGACTGCAACGCCATCCCCCAACCGGTATAAGGAGCTGATTCATTATGCCGGGTACCTGGAGGTAATGGACACAGGACAAGCCCTTACACGGTTCTTCCAGAGAGATTCGACCAAGGCCAATAACCTGACCTTATACCCGAACCAGGAGGATGAGTTTTGGTTATGGATTAGCAGTTGGGCTTTGTTTGTCACCAAGCCATCTGATGTTAATCCGGAATATTCTGATACAGGCTATGATCTGCCGGATCTGGATGTTCGGTGGCATGAGATTCCCATCCGGTATGGTGATACAGCGGATCGGTATGGACAGGTACAATTATTTCAGGAAGCGGCGGCAGGGTTAAAAGAGGCAGCAGCGGTAAAACGGGAAAGCATTGATATCCGTGTGGCCAAGTCCGAAGAAATTATTAAGGAGGATCCGGAAGCGCATTTTATCCTGTGGCATGACCTGGAGGCAGAGCGTCTGGCCCTAAAAAAGGCCATACCGGAGGTGATTGACATTTATGGCTCACAGGATTATGAAATCCGGGAACAGCGGGTAATTGATTTCTCCAACGGTAAGATACAGTATTTTGCCACCAAGAAGGAACTATCCGGATCCGGGTGCAATTTTCAAAAGCACTGCCACCGGGCGATCTTTATCGGAATTGATTACGAGTTTAATGATTTCATCCAGGCCATCCACCGCATTTACCGGTTTCTCCAGACGGAGCAGGTGATTATTGACATCATCTACATGGAGAATGAGAACCAGATCAAAGAGGTTCTTCTGGAGAAGTGGAAGAAACATAACCACATGGTAGATAAGATGATTGAAATTGTAAAGAAATATGGTTTATCTACAGCCGGAAAAACCGCTACATTGCAGAGAAAGATGGGAGTTGAAACTGTGAGAGTTGAGGGAAGGAAATATACAGCAGTCCATGATGATTGTGTGGAAGAGACAAGAAGGATGACGGAAAACAGCATTGATTTGATCCATACATCCATACCGTTTGGAAATCACTATGAGTATTCTGCCAATTATAACGACTTTGGACACAATCAGGATACGGTACGATTTTTTGAGCAGATGGACTTTCTAACACCAGAGCTGCTGCGGATCCTGAAGCCTGGCCGGGTTGCGGCAATCCATGTGAAAGATCGGGTATTGTTTGGTAATGCAACGGGTACCGGAATGCCAACGATCGAACCTTTCCATGCTCTATGCATTGAACACTACATGAAACATGGTTTCCAGTACTTTGGCATGATTACAGTTGTTACGGACGTGGTCCGGGAGAATAACCAGACCTACCGCCTGGGATGGACCGAGCAATGCAAGGATGGTTCGAAGATGGGCGTAGGATGTCCAGAATACATATTACTCTTCCGGAAGCTGCCAACGGACCGGTCAACGGCCTATGCGGATGAACCGGTAACCAAGACCAAGGAAGAGTACACCAGGGCACAATGGCAGATTGACGCACATGCGTATTGGCGAAGCAACGGCGACCGGCTGGTATCGAAGGAAGAATTATCGCAAATATCGGTAGACAACCTTCAGGCTGTTTATCGGAAATATTCCAGGGACACGGTGTATAACTATGATGAGCATGTGGCACTTGCCAGGGAACTGGATCAGAATGATAGGCTGCCGGCGACATTTATGGTAGTTGCTCCGGGAAGCTGGACATGGGAAGTGTGGGATGACATAAACCGAATGAGGACACTGAACACGACGCAGAGTCGCCGCCGGGCGCAAATGCATGTATGCCCTTTGCAGTTAGATATCGTGGAGCGGACCATCAACCGATACAGCAACCCTGGCGATGTGGTATTCGATCCGTTTGGTGGACTTATGACAGTACCGATGGTAGCAGTACAAATGGAACGGTGTGGCTATGGAATCGAACTAAGTTCGGATTACTTCAGGGATGGTGTTGGGTACTTGCAGGCAGCGGAAGAAGAAGCAGAGACACCGACATTGTTTGATTTTATGGAGGTGTGCGATGAAAAAAATAGCTGTTTATAAAAACAAGGAATCAGGAGAGATATTGAGACTGCACAAAATACCGGAAGATAGATACCATCAAGTCGAATCAGCCAAGAATGAGTATAACAATGCAGAGCGAGAAGATGCGGTGTATATCGTGGATTTAGCAGATGGGAGCCTGGAACTATATCTTTTTGACCGTTCGGAATTGGATATAAGAAAGTATCGTAATGAAATAGGCGATATGCTCGACCAAGTTCATGATTTATGCACAAGCGTGGACCAGCTCCACGAACTGGCAACAAAAGCAGCAAATTAAGTTTAACTGAATAACGAGAAAGGAGGCGGAAACCCCGGCCGGGAGAAGATATCTGGTTTCCTTTCAAAAAAAATGAGTGTAGTGTACAGTTTTAAAGAGATTATTGAGGAGCAGAAAAAACCGCTGGATTACAAGATTGAGAAGGCGGTAGAAGCTATCAGACAAGGTCTTGAATTATCCCAAAGTGCCGTCGGTGTTGCATTTAGTGGTGGCAAGGATTCCACGGTTCTCTGGCACCTGATCCGGACATATTTTCCGGATGCCAGGTACCACGTGATTTTCGGCAACACCACGGTGGAGTTTCCGGAGAGTTTGAAATTTGCCAGACAGCTGGGTGAAGAGTGGGGCAATGGGAATGTGCAGTTTCATGAGGTGCTGCCGGACAAGCTAACGGAGGACGGGCTAAAGTATAAGGCACAACAGGAAGTTCTGGAATGGCTGATTGCGGAGGGACGGATCGGCGAAGTGCTGAAAAAAGACGGAAAGTTAAAATCAACTCTATCCCTGGAGCGTAAAGCAACGCCTGAAATGTGGGAAGACTTCCGGGCCAGAGGGCTTGTCTGGAAAGAAGGAACCATGAAATCCTTCAACTGGTGTGTGGATCAGTACGGCTACCCGATTTTGGGGAAAGCTGCATCGAAATTAACTGCAAAAAGAATTAACATTGATTGCTTTCTACGATTTTCAAATTCGGAGTCGGAAAAAGAGGAGACTCTGGAATATTATGAACTGATCCGCCAGGTGAAAACATCGAACCACTGTTGTTCAATCCTGAAAAAGGAACCTTCCGAAAAGAAACAGGCAGAACTGGGGATCGATGTGATCATGAAAGGATTGATGGCGGCGGAGAGCCATGCCAGATTATTATCATTTTCGACCAGGGGATATAGCTTTAAGAGCCATCGGCCGCACGCACCGGAGTTCTATCATGTTTCTCCTCTTGGAATCTGGCGGGATGAAGATATCTGGGAATACATATACCGGTTTGGAGTACCCTACACATCCCTGTATGACATAGAATATACAAACTGCAAAGGGGAGACGAGCCGCATCAAGCGGAATGGTTGCGTTGGCTGCTGTACCGACATAGCATTTAAGGACAACCACATGTCGGTATTACGGCAGACACATCCGGAGCGATGGGAGCAGCAAATGAAGTCGGGTCTCGGCGAGCAGCTGATGAATCTCCAGAAGTACAAATGCAACGGCCGGGTGAATTATCTGAACATCGCACGGAACATTGAAGATGCAGTCGATATGCGGCCATGTGCTTTTGATGAGATTGGTGAGCGTATTGTGGCAGATGACATTACGTCGAGTGAATATGATAGCGAGATTGAGGAGGATTAGAATGAAGGAAACAACAGTAATGGATAAGATTACCGAAGAGATGATGGAGCATGTCTGTGACAAGATCTGCCGGTTCCCGTGGGAGATATCCGATCAGGAGGAGATGGACGAGCTCTGTGCCGGCTGCGAGACGAAGAAATATGTGGGAGATATCCTGGATACATACAATGGGCTGAATAATTTTGAGCAGACACAGTGCGGCAACCTGCTGGCCAGATCGGGTGCAGAGCAGGAGAAGTGCAGGTGGATTCCAGTCGAGGAGCAGCTGCCGGAGGAATTTGAAAGGGTACTCGTTACCGGACAATACGGAGATGTGCATACAGCGTATTGGGATGCAGAAGGATGGCATCTGGCTATTAATGGGTTATTATATGCCTGTTGTC